GGACCACATCGCGAGCTGTTCGCGATAGGCTGCGTATTCAGAATTTTTCATTTTGCGTGCCCTCCGTAATAGGAGTTGATGATGTGTTGATAAAACTGAAACGGGATCTTCGACGTAACGCGTTCATACACCTCCGGACTGATGTCCGATTCGATGTACTTGTAATGAATGCGATCGTTGTCTTCGAGAACGTCTTTGTCGACGGCTGTGAGACCATCGATTTGTAGGCTCATCTTTTCCATCGCCGAATTGACGATAGACAAGAATGAACCGTAATGTGGCGCAAGCAGGTCGTGATACAACCTGTTGTGGATCTCCCAGGCAACATGACCCATAGGGCTCTGGTCCTGGTTGTTGATCCGCTCCAACACACCAATCGGCCAGTAAGGCCGAAAGTGTCCGCCGATGGAGCGCTCGGGCGTATAGATCTTCTCGAAGGCGGTGTGAATCTTCGGAGTCGGGTGGTAGTTCAAACCCTCCCTCCGGAGAAGCAACCCGGAAAAGCCTTGGCCTACTTCGCTTTCAACGACGTAGTGTCCGTGCTTTCCATCGTAACGGTACTTCTTGTACTTCTTCATCAGCTCTTCGGATTTAGTGTAAACTATCTCGTCGTCGCCGTTGTTGATGAAGTTGATCGCGCCTTTGGATTGGAAGTACTCAAGCTCGTGGCCCAAAACTTCTAAACCCATTGAATCAAACACAAAGAGGGTATCGATGCATTTGTTGACCTTAGCGACCAGTGAAGTCCAAGCGTGTCCAGATCGGTTGCCGCAGACAACCTGTTCGGTCATCAGACGCGGATCACCTACGAAAACACCTTCGCCACCTTCCATGTCCAACGGGCGTGAATAGTAAGGCGAATAGTACAGCAAACGCGACATCTTGATGATGCGCGGGTCCCACCAACGTTCTGCAACGTCGTGGACGGTGTCGACAGCGTGCTTTGACATGCTCCGGTCGTATTCCTTAACGTCGCCACATTCAACATAATTGCCGTTGATCGCTTTCGCGATATCGTCAGCTGTCGAAGTGTGGAAGACGGTTGGGAACCGTTCGAAGAGGGACAACATGTGGCCGCTAGATATGATCTGCAAAACACAGTTGATAACCCAGGGACCGGCGTGGATAACACGCGCCCTCGTTGCACTGAAGTCGTCCCACTCGCGACCATCAATGTTCACCGATTTGTCGGCGGCGAAACTTTTCCCTTTCTTGCCGTTGGAGAGAGCGTACTCGAGGTCGAAGACGATTCGCTCTTTGCCAGGCATGTCAACCTGGTCACGTTTCTGAATGTACATCATGAACAGCATCTCGAGCTCGTTGGCAAGCGTTTGCCAATCTGACTTTTCGACACACTTCAGCATCTCCTCGAAGCGAGAAGACTCGTACAGAAACAACGCGAAATCACGCTTCCAATCGGCGTCGCTGGTGTTGCGACGCGGACCGGACGTTGACTTCTTTGGAACTTTGATGTGCGACGGAACGTATTCCGAAAACAC